GGCGTTGCGCGACTGCACGCGCTTGCGCTGGCCAAGGATTTTTGCCGGCACGCCGACATGGGCGGCCAGGGCGTTGCGCAGGGGCAGTTTCGACTGCCGGATCGTCCGGTTGATCGCCTTCTTGGCCGACTCGTCCAGTCCTTCCGGTAGATCGCGCAACCAGTCCTGAATGGCGTCAAAGCCGCTGCTCTCGACACTGAGTGCGTCACTCATGCCCGCGCCTCAACAGCAGTCGGCGCATGCCCTCTACCGGATCGGGATCAACATCGCGCACCACATAATGGGTGCCGCGTACCACCGCTGCAGCGCCGTCAATGCGGCTGTCGTAATCGCTCTCGCGGATATGCAGCACGGGCCTGTTGGTGCCGGTGCGCTGTCCTGCGATGGTGCCGTCTGCCTCTTCCAGCTCAAACAGCGTCAAATAGGTGCCTGTCCATGCGCCGTTGGTGAAAGTCACCGAATCGGCAAAATCCGTGAAGAACAGGGACAGGTCTTCGGTGAAGGTCATTTATTCCTCGCTGACCTTCTTTTTCTTGGGCCTGGGCTTGGGTGCCTCGATCTCGACGGCGCGGCCCATGCGAATCAGCGCCAGTGCCTCAGCGTCCGGCAGTTCTGCCGCATCGTTGATGACGTAGCCCCGGCCATTCGCTCTGCATTTTTCAGTGAACTTGATATGCATCAGGTAAACCCGGCCGGGTTGCCCCGGCCGGTTCCGGTTAACGAACCTGCTTCATGCCGACAGCCACAAGCGCCATGTCGAACGTGGGCGAGGTGCCGGCGATGGTGGCCACTGCCTTGACATAGCGTTTCAGCCCATCCACGTTGACGGTGATGGCCTCGGTGCTGTCGGCAGCATCGGTGACTTGCGTCCAGGCTGCACCGCTAACGTCCGTGTAGGTGCCGCCACTGGTGTCGCACTCGGTCAACTTGACGTCCAGGGTGTGGTCAGCACCACCACCAGCAGAAGTGGACAAGATGACCTTCAGATCGCCAACATAGTCCTTCAAATCAATCGCGCTGCCGGTCACAGTCTCGGTGCGGCGCACCGGGGCCAGCATCTCGATCACTTGCAGGACTTCGCCTAGATTCTGATCAATCATGGCGGCCCCCTTACGCGGTCAGTGCGTCGAGCATCGCGCTGAAGGACACGGCATGGCGCACGGCGATGTCGATGTCCTGCAGGGCCACCACGCGCAGGGTGCCGGAGGTGCTGTTGGTGTAGGGGTCAACCGTCAGATCAAGCGTTCCCCACTGGCCTATGATCAGGTCGGCCCAGTTGCCGAAGATAATCGCGGAACAGACGCCGCTGGACGATCCCTTGGTCAAGTTGCTCGGCACTTGGTTGGAGACCATCGCCCGGTAGCCCAGCATCTCGTTGCCCTCACCCCATACCGGCATGCCGTTGGTGCTGGAGAACTGCTCTGTGCCGCGCAGCTTGCCGCGCACCTTGGCGTTGGTGAGGTAGCCCAGGCTACCAACGTCGGCATTTGCCACGGCCACGTCCGTTTCCAACTCGATCATGTGGGCGTAGGTCGGGGCCAGTCCGTTGGTGCCACCAGCGACGTCACCGATGCCAGATGTATTGATGATGCCGGTCGGCTGGTTACTGGAACCACTGCCGTTTATGGCGGCCAGGTCGATGGCCAGGGCCAGCACGGTCGCCAGGTCGTTGCGGACAAAGCCCTCGATGTCGATGCTGGATTGCAGCAACAACTTGCGGGAGATGTCGGAGAACGCGCCAACGGTCTTGGGCGACATGGTGACCTGATCGAATGCGGCCGCGCTTTCGGTCGGTGCGCCGGATTCAGCCACCCAGTAGGCGGTAGCGCCGCCGGTCTGGCGCGGGATGGCAATGTTACCGTTCAGCCCGGTCAGCATCTGGGCGCCCATTTCCATAACCGCCATCTTGTTGCGCAAGAGGTCGATGAAGCTGGAGGCCAGCAGATCGGTGGAAACGGTGTGGCCTCCTGCGTTGGCGGTGCCAACCGTCAGATCACGCTGCTGCACATCGGCAGGCACATAGAAGCCCCTCGCCTCGCGGCCCAGTTTGTCGCCAACGGCCTCGGAGCACTCGCGCTCGAAGGAAGCGGCCTCTTGAGCGCGGCGGTCGGTCGGATTCGCCAAAGCATTGATGGCGCGAAGGAACGAGAACTGCTTGGTTTCCTTCTGGCTCAGGCCGATTTCGGCGCTGGGCTTGGGCGCTTCAGCCATCTTCTTCATGACTTCGCTCTTGAACTGATCCACGGACCAGCCTTCGGTTACAGCGCGGCCAGCAATCTGGTCGGCACCGTAGGATTTGTAGGCTTCGCCAATCTTGATGATCTCGGCAGCGCGTGCCTTTTCGCCCTTCACCGGGTCAACGGCAGGCTCGGATTTAATCTCTACTTCAGACATGGGTTTTTCCTCAGTCTCGATGATTTCAATGGATTCGACGCTGCTGGCCGAGCGGCCCACGCCTACAGTGCTGTCAGCCGGGACAGATACCAGGCTGATTTCAAACGGCTCCCAGTCGCGCACGCGGAAGGTGTCTAAATCGCCCTTCTCGCCTTTGGTCTCCAGGTCCGCGTCGTGGATCGCGTACCCGACGCTGACATTGCGCCGGATGCCATCAATCACGTCTTGGTACACCTCTTCCGCTCTGCTGCTTTTCCCAAAGCGCACGGTCGCCCTTCCTACACGGTCGGGGCCGATTGAGACGGATTCGATAACGCCAACGTGATCGCGGCTGTCGTGATCCATTAAGAGAGGCCCGCCCGCCTGAAGGCGGCCAAGCCGGATGGATTCGGGGGAATGATCAAGAATCTCGCGGCCCCAGTAGCGGTCATAAGGCTCTTCGCTACTGAATGCCACCTCGATGGTGCGTGCATCCTCATCCACAGCGGCACGCTCGAAAGTGACCGAGCGGGATGCGATGCTGCCGGGTTTGATGGTGGTTTTCTTCATGCGGCCATTGGATAGCAGCATGGGTCAAGGATTTAAGGCAAAACAGTTGACTACTTGAACAAAAACATCAGCCCGAGTACGGCGCAGACAATGACTACCCAAATCGGCCAGTTGTCCAGGGCGATGTTGTCCTGATCGGGGTCGAATAGGCTCATCAGTGTTGCCAGCCCTTGGCCTGTTCAATCTTTTCCCTGTGCCGCGAATATCCCCAAAGCGGCGCGGCTCCAAAGGCGGCGGCCCCGGCGCCCAGCGCCAGGGTCGGGTCGATCTGTTTGAGTGCAGCTAGGTAGGACGGGTCGATTGCGGAGTAGACAAAAACGCCGATAGACGCAAGGGGTCGGGCGAGTGCGACACAGGCAGTCAGGAGTTTTACCGCGCCGTCTACCCATGGATTCGTCTCCTGTCGTAGCAGTTCGAGCATGAGTTCCTGTTGTAGCTCTTGCTTGCGCGTCTCGAACTCAAGCCGCTTGTCTTTGTCCTCGATGTACTCACTGGCTAGAGACGTGATCCCAGTGACGGCACCAGCGATGGCGGTAATACTCATTCGTCCCCCAAATTCCGATACACAATATAGCTGGTCAGCACGAGCACAATGGCCCCGAGTAGAAACTGCGCCCACAGCGGCATACCGGAGACGGCGATAACGCTGACTCCCATCCCGCCCCCTGCGATAGCGGGGATGCTGGACTGCTTGGTTTCCTCGCGCGTATCGTACCGATTGGCTTTGTAGCCGCTGCCGTTGTAGCCTCGAGCGAAACCAGCCCAGTTGCGGTTGCGAAGTTCATCATCCAGTCCGGCAGAGATAATAAATTCGATCATGCCCTCAAGCTGCTTGGCCTCGGACTTGGCGAAATCCTCGACCATCTCTTTCGCGCTCGTGTATCCCGCGAGTTCGTGATTGAACCCCATGATCTGCCCCAGGCCCCACGAAGTGGATTCGAGCGCGGCCTTGGCGTCGAACAGGTACGCCTGCACCAATCGAGCGTAGTTGTTCTTGTAATTACCCGCCGCCTTGGCTTGCCGCCATGTCTTATGGGCCAGCCCCATTTGCAGCGCCTCGGCGCGTTTGTGCTGGGGTAGTTGACGATAAAAAACATGAGACTCGAAAAGACAGATAACGCCGATCTTGGTGAACCCCTTACCTCGGGATTCGACGTCAAGCAGGGCATGGACAACATCCTCGCCCACGCCGATGCGGTGGCCGATGCGGGGAATATCATAATCCGTCAGCTTGGCCCCTTGGCCGGACCAGGGATACGTACTCATAACCACCCCAGCTTATCCAAAATCAGCCACCCGGCTATGCCGCCCACGCCGGTCAGCAGTGTCATCGCCACGGTCCACCAGCGGGACCTGAGGTAGTCGATCCCTGCCATAACCGCCTGGTGTCGATCTTCGCTGGTTTTCGCGTTCTCGGTGACCATGTGCGTCAATAGATTTAAATCGCTGCTCAAAATCGAATACTTCCCGTCCAGCGACGACACCCGGGCCGCCACGCTGTCGATCTCACCATCGAGCCGCGCAGCCGTAGAGTTGACGGTGCGGTGCGCATCATTGCCTACCTCGTGCAGCCGCTTGCGCAAAGTCTCGTAGTGCTCGTCCTGCTTTTTCATGAGCGTTTTGAGCTGGTCGAAATGCTCGTCCTGGCGCTTGCCGAGCATATCCACCGCTGACCGCACCGCCGCGATGTCGCCGCACGGCTGCACGCAGGGGATGCGCAGGTCTAAATCATCCTGTCCGGCCATGGTCGCCCCCCGTCAGGATGTCGCCGCACGGCTGCACGCAGGGGATGCGCAGGTCTAAATCATCCTGTCCGGCCATGGTCGCCCCCCGTCAGCTTGACCCGGGATTGATACTCTGCCAACGCGGCATCGCGCTCGGCGGCCAATGCTTCGGTGCGCAGTTTCTGCTGTGCGATTTCTTCCAGCGCCATCTGATGTGCGTGTTCTCGCGCCTCTGCCAATTTGCGCTTGGCTTCTTCAAACTCTTCGTCACGCATCGCTTTTTCTGCGGCAAAGCGCTCTTCCTCACGCTTGCGGTCCTCTTCGTGACACTCGGCCCGCAGCTCAGCCATGAATCGCTTGTCCTCGAGGTCTTGCAATTGATTCTGCAGTTCGATTTCCCGCACCTTGGACGCTGCCTCTTCGGCTTCCGTCTGTGCTATTTCGCGCTTTATTTGCGTTGCTTTCAGCGCAATATCCGCGTGTTCGCGCTCTTCTTGCCGTGACAGCAAGGCCCGCTCTGCGTCGATCTTGGCTACGCCTGCTTTTGCCTCCTCGACGCGGATCTTGTGCAACTCCAATTTACGCTCATCTTCTTGCGCCTGAATCGCGGGGTCTGTCGGGCTGGGGTCTGCTACGGATACCCCTGCGGCATCCGCCATGCTGTGGAAGCGGGCGATGTCTTTGAGTACGTCCTCGACGTCCATCCCTAGTTGGGCAGCGGCCTTTTGCGGCGACATGATGCGCAGCTCAATGGCGCGGGCGAGGGCTTCCACGTCCTTGAGCGGGTCCACCCATTGCCAGCGTCTGCCAATCCATTCGTGTGCGCTAAATTTTTCCAGCTTGGCAGCCGGTAGCGGTGAGCCATTGGGCAGCAGGATGGTGCCGCGCATAAGCGCGGATTGCAGCCATTCGAGGTACACCGGCCTGAGAAACGCCTCGATAAACCAGGACTGGATCATCATCCATTGGTCGCGCTCTTCCAGTGTGCCGGAACGGATGCTGGAGAAATTGACGCCTTCGAGGTCATTGGCCAGGCTGTGATAAGCCACGCCTGTGCCGCTTGAGAAGCCACGCAACTGCGCCTGGACAAAGCTGGGATACTGGTCTTGCGGGTAGTTTGGGTCGAATTGCTTAAAATCGTACCCTTCAGGCAGGATGCCAAACTGCCCGGCTTCGATACTGCGTAGGGGTTGACCGTCGGTGCCGAGCATGAAGCTGTCCGAGCCGTCGCCGTCGTCCAGTACGCCTTTCTGATAGCCTTCTTGGGTCGTGAAAAAGCCCAGATTGGCCGCGCCTACCTGGGCCGCTATGAGTGCCGCGTCCTCGTAGGCTTTGAGCCGATGCAGCCTGAGCATGCCGGCGTGCATCCAGGGCAGTCCGCGCGTCTGCTCTGCGGTGTCGGTCTGGTAGATGTGCAGCACCTGGCTGGCCGGGTAGGATCGCGTGGTGCCGCTGAATCCCCCCTGCGGCATCTTGTCATAGAGGTGATAGGCAACGGGCCTGCCGTATTGATTGACTTCCACGCCCATGACTATGGCATTGGTGCTGCCTGCCCGTTCACGATTCATGCGCGTGGCGAGTCTGGATACGTCAAGCAGTTGCAGCGCGTAGGTGTCTGGGTTGTTGGCGTCTGCACCGCGCACCTTGAGCAGCAGCGCCTCGCCATCCCGCGCTACGGATTTGATGACGGCGCGGCAAAGATCCTTGAACGACATCTGCCCGCGTACTTCACAGGAGCCGCGATGCCCCCATCGCAACCATGCCTGCTCTATGGCTTGATTGGCCAGATCGTCTTGGCGGTCGCCGTCTGCGGACCTTGCCTGTAGAGTAAATCCGTTTGGTCCAACTACGTTTTGCTGCACCAGGGTGAGAAACTTTCTGGCGTAGTCGTTGTTGGCGGCCAGGTCACGGGCGCGGCCCCGTAGTTTATCCAGGTCGCCTTTAAGGTCTTGGTCTATGCCGTGATCGATGCTGGCCCAAGAAGACGTGAGGCGGTTGATTATGGCCGCTGAATACTTGCGCTTGGCTTTCACCGGCGCGGGATCGTCGCGCTTGAATATCGAGAGCAGGCCCATTACAGCCTCACTAGGATTTTGTTGTAGGGGTCAAGCCCGGCGGCCAGACGTTCGGCGGTGATTTCTTCCTGGCGCTGCTTTTTCCAGAATTGCAAAAGCTTCTGCATATCGGCCACTGAGCGGAACTGCATGGTGCGGCCGGCGATGCTGTACTGGTGGACGTGGCCGTTTGTGGCCGTGTAGGTGGCAATGGCGGCCTTGAGATCAGCGATGGCCTTCTGCGCCTGGGTGCGCGTGTCTGTTGCCTCCGCCGCAGCCAGATTGGGCAGGACGGTGATCTCGCCCCGGTCCAGGGTGTAGCGGTCGGTGCCGTCGGTGACGCTGGATATCCAGGTGTAATCCCCGGCAGCCCATGCCGCTGTTGTGGCCGCCGCTACGCTGATGCTGTGGGTGTCACCGGCCGCGCTGGCTGTGATGTCGATGGTCGCCGTGGCGTTGATGAGCCGGTAGGAAAGCGTCCAGGTGCTGGCCGGGTAATCGGCTAGGGTCTTTGTCCACTTGAGGGTGTCGCCAGCCGTGACGGATCGCGGCTCGGTGCTGGGGATGGTTTGAGACATGCCGCCATTGAACAGCGGCATGGGTCAAGGATTTAAGGCAAAACAGTTGACTTAACCATTTATAATCTTATAAATCCATTGCTTGCTCATGCCATATTTTCGAGCCAAATACGGCACCCGCTCCCCTGATCGGTACTCCCTGCGGATGGCGGCATCCCGCAAGGCGCGTCCAGACTGGATGTAGTAGCGATCCCCTCCGTAGATTATGCGAATTGCTTTTTCTGCCTCTTCCAGCACTTCCACGAGCGTATCGCGGTCTATGTCCGGCGGGATGGATTGCAGCAGCACGCGCCGGAACTCGGCAATGGGGTCGCTCATCTGTGCCTCCAGCGGGGTTTGGGCTTGTCGGGATCAAGGGCGCGGCTCAGGTCCACCCCGGCCAGCCGCATGGCGGCGAGCGCGTAAACCAGGCAGTCAAGCGCCTCGTTGCGCGGGCGGGTTTGTACCCATTCCTGCCTTGGCCTGCCCTTGCTGTAGCGCGTCACCAGTTTCTCGGCGGTAAGCTGGGCAAAGTATTCGTCATCGAAAGCAGAAGTGGCCGGGAAATGGATGTACCCGTCACCCTTCTGGCTGATCTTCAAACGCGAAAACACAAGCGCCTTGCCTTGGTCCACGCCGATTGGCTCGGGGCTTGCGGATTTCTTGCGGCGGTTTCGCAGACGCTGGCGGCGCTTACGCTCATCTTCGATCAGTGGCCGGCCTATGCCGGTGATACCCTTGATCGGGACCGTGTAGCGGCGCCCTTCGCAGAAGGCGTAGACCATGCTGGTGTTGTACCCAGAGTCGATGGCGGCCAGGTGGATGCTGTAGGTGCGTAGCTCATCGTCCAATTCGTCCCACACTTCCTGCTTGGCGGTATCGCCCGGCAGGATTAGGTGGTCGATCAGCCAGGCTTCCTCGCCTTTGCTCCAGCCGACGATGGACGCCTCAAGTCTGTCCTTTTGCACGTCCACCCCGCATGTGCGGAGTGGGTAGTGCGCATCTTGGGGGTAGTTTTCTGTGCGCGACATAATGGCCAGACTGTCAATTGCCTCGCCCTGCTCTTCCCAGGTTTCGCCCAGCACGGTATTGACCCAGGTTTTCATCTGCTCTTCCCCCGCGTCCCTGGCGGCGAGAAAGTCGGACACCGCATCCGCCCAGGAATACCACCCGGCCGGTGAATAGAGGCTAGACAGGTGAAACCCGGCAAACTGGCCCTCGGCAGTCGGCCGCCATTCCCCCCGATAAAGCATTGGCGTTTTCTTTTCCTCTGGGATCAGCACGCCGCAATGCTCACAAAGAAGGCTTGTCGTTGCCGGGTCGTTGTCCACCCACTTGATGCGCTTCCACTCAATGGGCTGGTACTCGCCGCAATCCGGGCAGGGTACAAAGTAGCGGCGCTGATCGGATCGGTTAAAGTGATCCTCAACAATTGACATGCCCTTGATGGTCGGTGTGCTGACCATGTATATCTTGCGGTTGCGCTTGAACGTAGCGGTGCGGCGCATGGCAAGCTGGATCGGGCTGCCCTCGCCGTCGAGGTCCATCGGGTAGCCGTCCACCTCATCCAGAAACAGATACCGCGCCGGCATGGAGCGCAGGCCCACGGCCGAATTGGCGCCGGTGATGATCAGGGTGCCGCCGGGGTAGTCTTTCTGAAAGAGGGTGTTGCCCGAATCGCGGGAGCGCGGGGTGGCGATCTTCTCGGCCACTTCGGGGATGCTGTCCAGCATGGGCGCGATGCGTTGCTTGCTGTTGCGCTTGGCGGTGTCCACCGTTGGCATGACGTAAAGCATCGGCCCTGGCGCGTGGTGGATGACGTAGCCGAGCCAATTGTTGCCCGACTCTGTGGCGCCGATCTGTGCACCCTTCATAAACACCACCACATCCTCTGGCCTGGTGGCAGACAGGCAATCCATGATTTCTTTCAGGTAAGGGGTGCGACTGGTACGCCAGCGGCCCGGCTCGGATGATGACGCTTGATCCAGGGTGCGGTGCGCGTCGGCCCATTCCGACACCAGCAGGTCCGGGTCGGGCAGGATAGCTGCGGCGTAGGCTTTGGCGTAGGGGCTGATCATGTCAACCCTTGGAATGTGGAGCGTCCGGGTCAGCGTTGCACTGCCGCTGTTCCGGGTGGTCCCCGGCCATAGCCTGCTTCGGACGCCTAGAGGTGAGATCAATACGCTGGCCTTTATACATGCCAGCGCCTAATTCGTCGATCTTGCTGAATGGTAACACAGGCACGGTTAGCCTTTCACGCGCTGCGGGGTTTAGGAAATAGATATAGCGGAGTTGGTATCCATTAAGCGGTTTGAAGCCCGCCGCAGCATACCCTTTCATTGAGGCCGCGCCGCCGTTTATTGCGTTTGCTGCTGCTGCTGCTGCTGCTTTTCCGCCAGCCCGCCCAGACATCGCGTGCATAATCGCCGGGCCTTTTGTTACGCTCACCCTGTTAATTATGTTTTTTGCCTGCTGCTGCTGCTGCTTACTCGATCCATCCGTTAAACTCATTCTCGAAAATGTCTCGCCTTCCGGCGCCGCCCATATCTGATCATTCTTTTTGATGCTAGTTAGAACAAACCCACTCGCCCGGTAAATCGTCCCATCCCCGCACTGCGTACCATCGGCAAAACTGACAATCCATTCGATGTGCGGGTAATGCTTGCGGAATAAACGAAAGGCGACGCCAAGCGCCCGGCTTTCGCTGTTGCGCGGCAGACGGTCGCTAAATGCCATCCGGTTTAGCTCAATAAATCCATTCCAGCTGGTGCCTTCCACCAATCCCTGAATCTTGCGCTTGTCCAGCGAGGGGCCAAACTGCATCGCGCCTTCCAGCCTGCCGCCGAGAAACACGCCAAGATGCAGTTGGCTGTTTTGCACCACCTTGCCGCTGTAGTGAACGCGCTTCACCAATGCGGCGCCGTCTTTGGCGCTGATGGGCGCCACCTTTATGTCTTTGGCTGTGTATTCAGGCATGGGATGTCAGGTAGGTTTCGCAGATTCGAGCAATGGCGTTGCCGTTGCTGTTTTCATTGGGGGAGTCGATAAACGGCCCGACTGCCTTTGCCGCTGCTATTGCCGCCTGCACCTGCTCGGCCTGTTCGTCATGCAGGGTGAAGGTCATTTGCTGAAACGGCTCCTTGTCGCCTTCTGGTAGGGTTGGCATTTCATCCAATGGATCGGCATTGGCCATCAGTCGCTGCAATTCATCGTCCTCAAACCCAATCAAGCCCAGATCAATTTCCCCATCCAGCCGCTGCAACTCGCTGGCCAGTAGTTCCTCGTCCCAGCCCGCGTTTAGCGCAAGCCGGTTGTCGGCCAGGATATAGGCGCGGCGCTGTGCGTCCGTCAGATGGCCAAGGGTGATCGTCGGCACTTCGGTAAGGCCGAGGCGGTTTGCAGCCATGACACGGCCATGACCCGCGATGATGCCGCCGCCCGCGTCGATCAGGACCGGGTTGTTGAATCCAAATTCCTTGATGCTGGCGGCTATCTGCGCCACCTGTTCGTCCGAGTGCGTCCTGGCGTTGCCAACGTAGGGGATCAGGCTGTCAGTTGAGCGTTTCTGTATCTTCATGCTTCATGGCGTCCGAGATTGATGTAAGGGTGGATCGGATTTCCTCACGCAGAGCGTTGCGGATTTCTTCTTCTGTCAGGCCAAGCAGCATCGCGCTCAGTCTGTCTGGTATGGCTGAGAAGGCATCGCGCACCAGCCTTGCGGCCTTGTCGGCATCCCGGCGAACCTGTGCCGCCTCCACCAGTTCGCGCTTGCGGTTGCGCTCGTCCAATTCTGCCAGCTTGGCCTTGTGGGCTTCGCGCTTGGCACGTGATCGGTGATAAAGCACATAGGCATCGGCAGTTGCATCCTCTGCCACTGCGCTTTTGCGCCCTGCGCCCGTTCTAGCACCCCCAGGTCCAGCCATAGATAAAACCTATAGGTTCCAATTATTCAATAG